AGTACAGGTTAAGATTCCATATGAAACAGGTATGAATCCTTACTCAGGACTAACTGATATGCTAGAAGGCAAGGGACTACTTAAAAAAGAAGGTAACAGATTAGTATACACCACAGTTGATGGGGTTGAGATCAAACAGTTCCGTAAAGCATGGGAAAACAATGAAGAAGGTTGTTTAGATGTTGCTATGAAAGAGATAAGTTCTAGCCTAAAAAGACTAAGTAATGATGTTGAAGAAGAAACAGTAGAACCTGAAGTAGCACCAACATTAACAGTAGATGGACATGGTGATGTTCATGAGGTAACAGAGGAATAATAAATGACAATAGATGTTGATATTCTTGGAGATCTATGGCTAACTGCCAAAGAATATATCCCATCAAAAGACAGACAAGCGGCCGCTGATCATACAGTTGCCATTGTTGCTGATTCAGGAATAAGTGATGAGGATTTAAAAACTTTTGGCGGAACAGATTCCTATTTAGGTAGAGCAGTACACGAATACCTTGGAGAGGAAGAAGATCCTGATGATGAAGATGTTGACTACGGAAGTGATGATTATTAATGTGGTATAGTAAAGTAGTTGCTAGTCTAGGCGCAATTCCAGACATGATTGCTCACTATGAAGCAGAGTTAGAATCTGCTAAACGTGAAATTGGAGTACACGGCAACATTGAAAAATCCTTAGGTGGATTACCAGGAGTTACAGAACACAGGTTTAATCAACTACAGGAAATTGAAGCAGTATTAAACTTTCTTAACATACAGTTGCGTAAAATTAGACGTAAACACTTTCAAAAATATCTTGAAGCCTACAACAGAGCATTAACGTCGAGAGACGCCGAAAAATATGTGGACGGAGAAGATGAAGTCATTGACTTTGAAACTATTATTAACGAAGTAGCTCTATTACGTAACAAATGGTTAGGAGTTATGAAAGGACTTGAAAGCAAGAACTTCATGTTAGGGCATATTACTAGACTGCGTACAGCAGGTATGGAGGACGCATCAATTGGTTAATCCGCACGATTCACAACATTCGCTTAACTTACTCTACGGATATGAAAACTTTTTAGGAAGTTTAGACACAATATGTGATATGGGCTGTGGAGCAGGGCACGACATTACTTGGTGGGCAACATTGGAAAATCAAGATGATCCACCTGAACCGTATGATTTTAAATGTTACGCTGTAGATATCAAACAATCTAATTTAGACAAAGTTCCAGATTTACCAAATATTAAAAAAGTTAACAGAGATTTCACAGAACAACGAATTTTACCAGTTAGTATTGACTTAATGTGGGCTCATGACAGTTTACAGTACAGTACGAATCCAATTGAAACTTTGAAATTTTGGAATGAACAAATGACAGTTAACGGCATGTTAGTATTGCATGTCCCGCAACATAGCGGAGTTGTCGACAATAGATATTATAGTAGAACATATAATAATTGTTTTTATAATTTTACACCCACTAACTTAATTTACATGCTGGCAGTCAATGGATTTGATTGTAGAGATGCATACCTATTAAAAAAATTCAATGATCCATGGATTAAAATGGCTGTTTATAAAACTGAAATTGAACCAATGAACCCAAAAACTACCACGTGGTTTGATCTGGTAGATAAAGAATTATTAAATCCAAGCATTGTTGCTAGTATACAGGCAAATGGGTACTTGAAACAAGAAGACATAATTATGCCATGGTTAGATAAAGAAAATTACTACATAGATTGGATACCACAACGTACAGTTATTCCCGAAGAAGCCGGAGAGCCTACAATAAAAGGTAACCAGGGAACAGTTACAAAATCAAATGAGTCAAAATATCAAGGACCTGATCACAGATCTATAGATCAAACAGTGTTAAAACCAACTGGTATATTAAAACCACCAAAACGAAGATATGTTAAATAGAGTAGTCATTGTAACGGGAGGGTTTGATCCGTTACATAAAGGACACATTGAATATATTCACTCAGCAAGGCGATTAGGGGATATGCTAATTGTTGGAGTTAATAGTGATGCTTGGTTAACACGCAAAAAAGGTCGTCCTTTTATGCCTAGCACTGATAGAATTCCTATACTAAAAAGTCTTAAAGATGTAGAACACTGTTTTCTGTTTGATGATACTGACGATACTGCTATTGAAGCAATCAACAATGCTAAGATGTTATACCCAAACAGTCAAATAATATTTGCCAACGGTGGCGATAGAACCAGAGGTAATATTCCTGAACTCGAACATTTTAAAAATGATCCTACTGTAGAATTTGTATTTGGTGTTGGAGGTGATAATAAATTAAATTCATCTAGTTGGATATTAGAAGAATGGAAAGCACCAAAAACAGAACGTGATTGGGGATACTATCGTGTATTACATGATGTAACTACAACTAAAGTAAAAGAACTTACAGTAATGCCGGGAAAAAGTTTATCAATGCAGAGACATTTCTGTAGACAAGAACTATGGCATATAGCACAAGGACAATGTAGAGTTGAATTTGAAGATAACGCAACAACATGGTTTAAGGATTTACATAAGCATGATGAATACGTTGTTCCTATGGAACGTTGGCACAAAATTACTAATCCTTTTACAGAACCATGTCATATCATTGAAATACAATTCGGCATTGGATGTGATGAAGTAGATATCGAACGTAGATAAATACTTAACTATGAGAGCTAACCAATTTATTACAGAAGCAAAAGGTCTATTTGGTCGTATAGAAGGCGACAAGTTTGTTAACACAAATGGACAAGAAGCAGAATTCCAACGCATTGATTACTACCCTGATCCAGATTCAAATGATGGTAAATTTTTAACCACAGATGAGCGTGATCAATTTGTCGCAAAATATGAAAGCGATATGAAAACTAAAATACAATGGGTAAATGCTTCAAACAACGCTAGTTTAGCATTTGCTGTTGCTGTACTAAATGATAGAGAAGGTGGTGTTATGTTATGGGGTAGATACCTACAAAAAACAAAACATAACATGCTGAGTGTATGGTCAAACAAAGAAGTACCATCAGGATGGAGCCTAGCAACTAAAGGGGCTACAAAATTACAAGCAGGTTACGATCCACAGAATTTAATTAAAACAGAAAATCAGTTTATGTCAACTGATCAAGTTATTGGCACAGTTACTCAAAACTCTCCAGATTCAGTTAAAGAAATATTTAAACAAAACTTACAGAAATTAGCACAAGGTAGAGCTGATATAGTATTTCCTGGTATGGCTGATCAAATGGAAGCTATACGTGATTACTTTGGTGAGATTATGCAACCTGTAGCTTTAGAAGGTGGAGTTATTCTAGGACAAGCAGAAGAAGCAAGACAAGTATTAGCAGATGGTGCTAACTGGTCTAATTGTAAAATGATGTGGCCAATGGCAATGAATGCGGCCTTGTGTGATAGTTTCTTAATTGCACCCAACGGACAGGAAATTGGCATTAGTTCAAAAGGCGGTTCCGGTGCTAAGGCATCAGCAAAGAATTTATATGACGCTTACGTAAAAGCAGAAAAAGAAGGCAATTCAGAATTAGTAAAATCAGCAGAATACACAGTTAGTATAGTTAAACTGATTGCTGAGAACACTGCTAAAGACGGTCCATTTAAAATTGGACAGGCACTAGATATGCCGGGCATCAATGATCAACTCAGTCAAGAAGTTGATGAATATGTTAAGACAGGTAAAACAGATTTTGACGGCATCAGTGAAGATGCTCGTAGATTGCTATCAGGATTTAAAGTCAACAATGAAGTTAAGGGATTCAATACTGGATATGCTATCATGGCCGCTGTGGCTAAGACTGTAGCAAAAGAAATTAATAAGAATCCAGAATTTACTCGTGGTGCTCTAGCATTATTAAACCAATCGTCAATTATTCAAGTTTACACAGCAATGAGTAAACAAGGTGAAGACGCAGTACTCAAAGGATTCAAAGCAGTTTATCCTCCAAACTTTGAAGGTAAAATTCTAGTAGATGGTGGTAAGAACTACTATTCATCAAGAGTTCAAGGAAAATTAGCATTTAGTTTTAGTTAAGCCAAAATTAGTTGACTTTCTATGTTTAGATTGTTATAATTTAAATATGGAAGTGTGGCTGAGCGGCTTAAAGCAACGGTTTACTAAACCGTCGACCGGGAAACTGGTCCGTGGGTTCGAATCCTACCACTTCCGCCAGTTTATATGCCGTTATAGCTCAGTTGGTAGAGCAACTGACTTGTAATCAGTAGGTCCTCAGTTCGAATCCGAGTAACGGCACCATTT